ACGATGCAACATCTGAAGGCGGCACGGACTTGCCGACAATCGTAATCTCCTGCATAGGCGAGGTATCAAATGAGCCTTCCTCACCTGTGTCTGCTACTGATACAACCCTCACCTTGTAGGTATGTCCATCAATAATATCCCCGAGTATTTGAAAATGCGTACCCGTGGTTTCACCTCTAAGGCCCCAGCTGGCTCCGTTGTTATCGCTTATATATATCTTTGCCCTTGCATAAGTTTTGACATAATAGGATGCCGCATCCGGCTTATCAAACCAGACATCAATAGCGTCCTCAATAGTGCCGTCAGCTTTTTTGACAAGACTTTCGGTTAGGTTCAAATTCTCAACATTGGGAATCTCAGATGAGAGCGATGAATAATTATTATCCGGCAGTATAATGTCGGAATCGTCATAGACATTTTCGTTGTATTCTAAGGCCTGTATCTGACATTCGTTCGTTCCTTCTCTTTGAATTGACACCACCCTGAAATCTTTCTTAATTTTGTTTGTTTCTCCGACAGCATACACGTCAAAGACCTGGGGCGCATTGCTGAAAGCCTCGCACTCAATCTCTGTGTAACTGCCCATTGGAGAAGTGATGTTTTTCTCCTCAATAGTATCGTCGGAAAATCTAACCTGAATCTTGTAGGATTTGCCGTCTTCAATTACCATGGTGCGGTCAAGTTTAACCAAAGTCATGGTTGATCCTATCTGCACCCGGCCCGAAAAACCCCACTGCGGAACATCATGCGACATTGAAATGATATCTCCGGCTTGGCAGGCGATAGCGTCAATTCCAGCCTTAAAGGTAACAGAACGGTCGATATACTTTGCGACTTTCAAAGCATACCGGCCAGCTCGTATTGCATAGCTTGTGCGGGTAGTAAAGAGGCGAATTTGGCTCTTGCGCATGGGATTGCCAGCGGCCAATGCGTCCTCGTCAATATAAGAAATAGTCTCCTGCCGGTATCCTTTATCCTTATCCATAAACTGAATCTCAATGACATTGGGGATCTCTTTTAACGTTTTCCAGCTTTGAGCAAAGCTGTCCTTAACTATATTCCCGACACCAAACAACTGCGTTGGGTTAGCTTGTTTGTCTATCTTAAAGGATATCCCGCCAGCTGAGTATACAGGCATAGCATTGAATGTCGCACACAGCTGAATTAAAAGATCCAAGGCTTTTGTATTTGAATCAATAACAACATCCATCCTGAAGCGTTTCTCAAAACCGCCTTTGCCGTCGGCGACTTTCTCTTCGCAATACTGAGACATCTCCAAAAGCGACGCGTTATCCAAGTTCGTGCTTGATATAAATTCGCCCAACCCATAGCGCGCGTTTGTAATAAAATCTTTCAGGCACCACACCGGATTAGCGCTGTATTTGTTTGTAAAAGTCATACCGTCCCAAGTTAATAACGTATCATCCAAAAGCAGTCTGTAATCACTGCCGTCCCAATAATAATCATCCCAATCAACCGGCGTGCCAGCGTTGCGAATATCAGGAACCGTCACCAGCTTGCCCTTAACAACGCATGTTATATTAGGCATTGATCCGGACAGCTGATCCGTGGCCAGAAGTTTAAGGCCCAAAAGGACAGTGTTTGGATATATGAGATCATCTGTCTTAAGCTCATCCAGCTGGAACCACATCAGATCGCCTTGTTTAAGAGGATCAAGCGTCGAATCGTCGGAAGTTCTTGTCACCCGAATATCGTATTGCCCAGGGGCCAGTCCTTCTTTGCGAAAGATCCTGCGAACAGACGATCTTGATTTGCCTGAGATAGTGGTTTCACCTAAATCAATATAAGTTGGGTCCGTATGCAGTTTATATTCAACTCGATATGTGACGCTCCAGCTTGATATGCCACCGCCGCCGGACTGCTGATACAAACCGTTATTAAGCCTTAGGTGAATCTCAAAACCTTCAACATCTGAATCAACCATTGTGTAAACATAGGGGTTGTCTTTTGTAAGGTTTACACTAATAGGATAAATATTATGCAGATCCTCAAAGTTCGGTATTAAGCTCTGATTATTCGTGCCGTATCTTTTAATCATATCTATTCCGCTAAAATTGACGCTGGGATTGTTGTTGATCTCGATATCGTCTATTGACTCAATCTCGCCTTCGCATAACCCTAAAAGAATATTCAAATAGTTTTTATCACCATCGTCCCGCAGGAACTGATTGATTATATTTCCGCCGATTTTATGCTCGCCGTAAACCACTGCCAACGGCACGCCCACTTCCTGAATCGTCTGAACGCCGTCCCAGCCGTACGTTGGTGATCCTTCATCAAGCCCGCCTCTGGGTCCTGATCCTAAATTGAAGTCAGGCATTTTGGGCTGGTTCATGTATTGATATATGGAATAACCGATAGACAATATAAAAAAAGTAAACAAAAACGGATGAGCAACTGCCACTGCCCATACCGCTGAAATTATCACTGAAATCACCGCGACAACAGGGGCTTTGACTTCAGGAATAACAGTAATCTCGTCGCCTTTTTCAATCCGCACGTCAAGGTCTTTAACTCTTTTGCCGGTAACGATAACCCGCTTGTCTTTATAGTCAAATCCCGAAACGTCAAGGAATCCGCGCAGAGTTTTATCCCTTGAATATGAAACCTCAACGGTTTCAGCTTCGTTTACTTTAAAAGGATTTTTTATGTTTCGTACAGTTACCATCTTTTTTTCCTTAAGCGATAAAAACCCTCTATTCTTTTGCTCCACGCCTCATCGTCAAGCCTTGAAACCACCACGCCTTGTCTGGGGCAGTGGATAAACTTTCTGTTCTTAAAAACAACTCCCGCATGGTTCGCTATGCCTCTTGAATTTAAAAACAACACAGCGTCCAGAGTTTGAGGATCCTCGCTTTTCTCCCAGTCGTTCTCGTAATTCTCTCTGAAATAATCTTTGCCTCTAAGGCCCCAAACCTTCTCATATTCCAAATCTTCGATGTCAAACAACTTAAACCCTAAGTCCTGATACACCAGCTTAAGAAATCCCCAGCAGTCCAAACCTTCCAAGGCCCGGCCCCTGTGTGAATAGGGGATGCCGAGGTACTTATCGATGATCAGCTTTTCTACATGATGTATATTCGTCTCGTCGGCACCGAAGGAAAAGCTCCGAACCTCTGGTAATTGTTCAGTTGTTTGCATCTTTGCTGTGTCTTGTTGCATTCTGTTTCTGCTCCTGCATATCCGCACTCGGATGATTTAAACTTCCAACTGCAGTAATTCCTCGCATATCTGCGCGCTGGAAGGTCCATACCCAAAACATCAAACTTGCCTGTTAAAGTAAACTCAACATTAGTTTGATCCGCCGTATAATTATCTATATAAAAAATGTCGTCAATATGCGCGTCCGGATCCGCCAGCTGATTTGCCCACACTGTGCGGATAATAACTTTTTTGCCTCTAAAATCGTACTGCTCTAAATACAGTTGAATGAGCCTCGAGACATTCGCCAGCCTCACCTTGACTTGATCAATACGACCCTGATTGTTTTCACCGGTGAATTCATGCATGATAGGGAAGCGGGTGTAAGTCACTGAATCATATACAACATCCTCATCATAACTGGCCAAATACAAATCATTCGACCCGTCATAATTTTCGATGATGTATAAATATATAGGTCGATTTTCCTGTTTTGCTTTTTCCTGTTTGAAGGTCGGGTCAATATCTCTTGGCATTATTTCACCTCTACAAAATCAAATTCAAAGTCATAAATCTGATACGACTTCATAGCGAATTTAAAACTATCGTCAACAAACCTGACGGTGTATTCCAAAGAATCATTTGGATTTGTCCAAGTAAAACTCGCAAATGCTCCATACTTGCTGATAAAGAAATTCTTGACGTTATTCATCTCAGACAATGTTCTTGTCCTAAACCGCAGGGACCATTTTCTCAAGGGGTTTTCCCATTTACGCCGTCTCTGTTCAACGCCGTTTTCAAACTCTGAAATCAACGTCTTATATTCAACTGTTTCATCTATCACAAAATCAGGGTTAAAATTAAAATCGCTCATGTGTAACTCCTGATAACCGACCGTATTTTTCCGTTATTGTAAATATCGTCGGCAATTGCGTTTGACAGCATCTTGCGGTTGCGCCACACATCCTGCGCGTCCCAAGCCTGAATAACCTGATTAACATTGATGGTTACGCCGCCGCCTCTAACATTTTCGCCATTATTAAGGGCCCTTAGGTTGTCTGACCCGCCTAATGCGCTCATGCCGCGTCTTGACAAGACGCCTTCGCCGGTCTGTGCCACGATCGGCACTTCGTCGGGAGCCAACCCTTGATGAGCTTTGATAAAATTTCTTTGCCGGTTCCTTACCATGCCGCCTTCATGAAAGAGACTGCTCACAGCCACGCCGAATATGTTTCCGCCAGCTCCGCCAGCAAAAGCAGTAAGCAGTTTAATCATCACTATCTTGGCAAGTATCTGTGATATCATCTGAAGCATAGATCTTCCGAAATCCGCAAAAACTTCTTTAACATTCCTAAGCTCACCTGTGAACGCCTTAAAAAAGAGATTGGAAAAAGCGCTCTCCATATTCCTTGCGGTCTGCTTTGCAAACGCCTCCATAGCGTTAAATTGTTTCTTTACATTGCCCAGCCCTTTTCCCGGCTTGCTAAGTTCTTCCATAAATTGCGCATATTTATTTTTAATCTGGTCAAATACACTTATAATTTCTTTTGCCGATTTTTTAGTATTACTGGTATTTTCGTTTAAGGCGTCCGCCGCTTTCTTCATAGCCAACACATAGCTCTTATCTAATGTCTTGGCAAAATCAATAAGGTTGGAGGCGATTTCAGTAAAAGCCTTTTTATGCGGCCCGGGCAGTTGCGATATTCTTAATGCCCATCGGGCGAGTGTTGTGATGACGGATTTCAGCCCTTCATTAACTCCGGCAACAAACGACCAGAATAACGCTTTAATCACATTCCATTTCTTAAAAGCAATCCATATTGCTACTATGCCAGCGGCAACGGCAAGCAATATCGGGGCAATGGGTGCGATAGCCACCCATAATCCTGCAAACGCTCCCGACATAACACCTATGCCTGTAGAAACAGCGGGGATAGCAAGCCCCACTACTCCTAAGACAGCGGCCAACGCAGTAAGCGCAATAACTGTAAACAATATACTTTTAACAAACAAGGGGTGCTCTTTTGCCGCATTTTTCAGCCAATTCGCAAAAAGAGCCAGGGCAAATGCAACCTTGCTTACAGGTGGAAGCAACACTGACCCGACAACGATTCCAAGTTCCTCTGCAGATGATTTAAGTCTTCGCAATAGGTTCGTCAATGAATTGGCTGTTCTCAACATATCCCCCTGCGACGTCTCTGTCTGTTCCAACATAACTCTAAACCTCGCCCAAATCTTCTGCTGTTCTGTCATGACTTCGCCTTGTTTAATCATTCCATTTGTCAGCGCCCATGCCTTTATTGTATTTTCATTGACGAGGATACCCAAACGCTTCAATGGCTCGATCTCTCCTGATATGCCCGACTGCAGTTTCGTAAAAGCTTCCTCAGGCCTTAAATTATAAAACGAAGCCATATCATAGCTTAATTGTGTCAGCGCCTTTGACATCTCGTAAGCCATTTCTTCTGAGAGCTTCATGGATTTCAACATAACATTAAAGGTGCTGACCACTTTTCGTATCTCAAAAGAGTTTAACCCAAGAGTTTTGGAGAGTTCATCGCTCCACTCACGCGCTATTCCTGCCATATTTGCCATAGACTCCTTAAATAAATTTTCAGACTCCTGGGCATCCATGGCCAGTTTGGTAAGCGCGGCGCTGATAGCGGCAATAGCTGCTGTTGCTATAACTCCGTATCTCTTCCATGCATTCCCAAAGCGTACAAGGCCCCCGCTCACCCCTTTGAGTTTTTTTGAGGCCTCGTCTCTCAGCTTTAAAATTATGGATAACTGCTTATTGCTCATCTTCTAAACAAATTCCTTTTTCTTAATTTTTCCGCTTCAATTTTCTTTAATTCCTTTTCAATAACCTCAAACGCGTCTAAGAGTTTTGCCGATTGCTCGATCCAACCACCTGGGTTTGGCAAATATCCACGTTCATAAAAATTAAATGCCCTTATAAAATCCGCGCTTTGACGCGTGACGATTTTAAAAGGGCATCCTTGATATTCTTCGCCGTTTAGTTCCCAAGTCTCTTGTCCTGGAATCTCAAACTCACATTGCGTCTTCTTTCCCGATAAACAGCTTTGGCAGTTCACAGCAAGGTCGCCCAAATGAACCGCCACGATCAGTTTTTTCGTTCGTCTCCCGAGAGCTTCGACTCATTTAATATAACTTCCGCAAGTTCCTGTCTAAGCTCGCTTGGAAACATCGCTATAATCCTGTCCGGCGCGGCGTCCCGCATTTTACCGGCATACTTGATCGTCTCGAAACTTAACTCAACCGCCTTTTTAGTTTGCGGATCCAAAAAGTTCTCCAACCCCTTAAGCCCAAACTTAATGGCTGTAATCTGGCGTTTATTCCAGTTAAGACGCACCTTTGCTTTATCATTGGGATTGGTCGAACTCATCTCATAGGTTGATGAATCATCGTCAATCTCAGCTCTCAACGCCGGGTCCAAAACGCCTATGTGAAACACCGTTGGATTGTCTTTATCCGGATCAAGTTTCGAGATATGCTTTCTTGTGGCATTAATATCAATTCCTGTTAACATGAAAAACCTCCTTTTTTATAGACACAAAATAGTTAGTTCGTCGTCGCCCGGCTCTAATGTCCCATTTAAAGAAAAGCTTGCCCGAGCGGTTGCAATGCCTTCTCTGTCTTCATCGGCGACTTTTGAATACTGAACCTTTGGAGCGTAAAACCAGAACTTGTTGCCCAATGTTTCGCCAACCTGAAAATTTAAGATCATCTCATCGCCGTTGAACCACTTGCCAAAGAAGTCGTGGCTCGATACGCTTACCATTTCCGGATTTAATGAGCCTGCTGGCTTTCTGTCAGAGATGACGTAAGAGAATATCCCAGCCTGCTCGTTTACATCGTCGCGAACACCTAAGACGTTTGCCCAGTCAATCTCAAGCTCGCTAAGTTTTGCCTGCAGGTTGTCAAGCCAAAGATAGGCATTCAAGAAAACAGGCGGCTTGGTTGATTCGTGGCCAATAGAGGAAAGCAGACTTGCGTCCTGCGTGCTTAAATACGCTCCCGAAAAATCAAACTCTACTAGAACTGGCTCACCAACTTTAAAATTAAATTTCGCCTTGCCTCGCGCGCCTTTTAAAACTTTCTTGACTCCGTCTTCGTAAGTGGCCATGGTAAGAGAGGGCACACCGCTTGGATCCGTAATCGGTTTTAGTTCTTTGCCGACTTCGGACGGATCCGAACTGGCTGTCGCCGAAGCTCCGGACGTCGACCCTGTGATGGTTTCTGCATCTTGAAACGTACCGCTTATCTCCACAAAGTAGAGTGTAGTGGTACCGTCAGCTGTATCTACAACAACACGGCCTGTCGCCCCGGACGTGCCGCCGACAATGGTCTCACCGTGCTTAAAAGGTCCTGCGGTTACCGCTCCAATTGAAATAGACTGTAGCGGGGTAGACTGCCATCCGCATGCCTTAATCAGCTTCAACCATTCAGGTTCAGTGGTGGATACACCAGAACCTCTTAAACGTAAACTGAAAGTGAGTTTTGATGCGCTTTTACCCGGCAGATCGCCGACTTTTGAAAAACTGCTTCCTACTGGATTTCTTTCATGTAGAGGCGGATCCACGTCCATAACAGGGTTTTCAATTAAAAGCTTTGCGTCCTGACTGGCCAGCGCCTCTTCAATGCCTTCCTGGCTTTCAACCTTTGCGGCAAGTTGTCTTCTTCGTGTTAACATAATTTATCCCTCCTTTTTAACTAGACAAAGTTGGATCAAGTCTTTGATGCCGATACTTTATCTCAATCTCAACAATGATCCCGGCGTAATGCTGACCTTCGGTCGTTTCAAACGGCGTAGTCCCCAGCACGTTTGTGTCAACCGCGTGTCCTCTACGAGTATGATCAGTCAAAACCGCCTTTTTTATATCGCCCTGCAATCTATTTAAATAAGTGTCCGTAGAAGTAGCCTCGTCTTCGTCGCTTACAAAAAAACAATCAAGATAAACACTTAGTGTACATTCCTCAAGAGGATACGGCGCGGATTGTTCCGCTTCGTCACCACAACTTAAAATAATAGCGGGAAGATTAACAAGACTGTTGCCGTGCATTGACCACCGCTGGATAGTTTCGGGGATAAAATCAAAATTAAAGCCGTTGGCAATGGTTACACCTTCAAGCGTGGTTTTTAAATTCTCAAGTATTTTTTCTCTTACTGTTTCCGGCATAATTAAATCTTCCTTAAAGCGTTATCTATTTTCTTATTAAGAATATCTATCCTGTAATTAGCAAGTCCGTACCACGTCCTGTAAAAACCAAGTCTGGGCTTAAGCCGAACTTGTCTTTTTAACACAAACAACGGCAGAATCTTCTTTGCTCTTTTAGTAACCTTCGCAAGAAAGGTCTTTCCTCTAAACCTCATTGGCTGTACATTTTTTAAAGTCTTTGGCCGTCTGAATTTGGTTTTAAGCTTCCCGCGCGCGGTAAACATCTGCGTCCTTACCGACAGGGGAACGGCAAGCCTGCCGCCGCTGGGATCCTTTACAATGCCGCCGGTCTCATGAAGCTTGGCGATCTTTGAATCCGAGAAAATACGAACTCCCATCCCTTCGATAGAGGATGAAACCAAAAACGTCCGTTTAAACGTGCCAAAAAGACCGTAGCCTGAGGCGCCACGCACTCCCGGAGGGCCCTGCAGTTGTTGCTTTCTAAATCTTTTTAGAAAGCCCTTGCTGATCCTGTCAAAGCCATCTCCAAGCTCAAATTTTAGTATCCTTGGCGCAATCTTTATTGCCCTCTCAAGCGCGTATTTATCTATTTCTGTCCAAACTTTTGCCATTACATTACCACCCCACAATTAAATGCCACATGCCTTCGTCGCTAGCCAGCACTTCGTTTATCCGAGCTTCTCTGGCTGTGCCTTCAACATCATTAAGCGTAATGCGGTCGTCTTTTTTGTCTATCGCAGTGACTCCATTAACATCGTCATTCACAAAATAGATTTCCGCCTGTTTTCTTAAAGAACGGCTGGCGTTCTCAGAAGACGGCTCAAGACCTTCACGCACTACTACCGCTTTAATGGTTTTAGGAACTCCGCCCGAGGGAGCATAGGTAATCTCTTCGGCGAATTCACCGCTGTTAAGAAACGTATTGATAGAATCCTGCGGCAATTGATCCTTAAAACTCATCAGGCAAGCTCCTTTAGTTAGCACCCGGGGGCTTAACGCCCCCGGATACATAGTTACCTTTAAGTTTAAGCGTCAACCTTCATAAGATGAGCAAAGTGAGGATCGATGATGATTTCGTCAACATGCTGTCTTACCCTGAAGATATCGCTCCTTGCGGCGTCGTCTCTATATTGCTCAACTGTCGCGTTCTCCGGGCTGTCGGCAGTCCAAAGGAACGTCCTTCCTATGGAAGGATCCGAAAGCCTCTGGCCTTCGCCAATCACAGCTATCATGGCGTAGTCGTCGCTCCAGATGTCGGACCCTTTGAAAGCCTTGCCTTCTTTGGCGCTGTTGTAGATGCCTTTCCCAACAACAATCTTTTTAACGCCTAAGATATCCGCCAAAGCGTTAAGGATCTCCGCTTCAGTAAGCCGAGCCACATACTGAATCGCACCTTTAATCCCAGAGTTGGCAAGCAGTCTGTCGATGTTCGCCTTGCTCATGATGAGCGTTCCCGGATCCATACCGCAGTTTTTCCTTATCTTTTCCCGCACCTCGCGTACTTGGGCGATAACGTCGCTTGAGGCATTGTCCCAAGGCTCGGCGGAATAGTCGGTGAAAAGATCGACTCCTGAGAAGGTCGTGGTGTTAAAAACAGAGGCGGCGATACGCTTTTCCTGAGCCTGAAGAACCCTGCGGGTTACGATCTGCACAGTTGTAAGCTCCGAATCAAAGTCGCTTGCGTACATCTCGCGCTCTGAATCATCCAAAGGCCCTTCAAGACCATGCTCTTCGCAAGCATACTGCCTGTCTTTGGCCTGAAAAGAATCTCGGTTGTAGTTTCCTCTCGGCGCCCGCTTTGTGTCAGCGTCCCGGGTGAGACTTTCCCTTGTGATAGCAGGGAAAATGCTAGCCTTCTTTTTGGTAGGAAAGATAGGCAGAACCTTTGTGCCGATAAACTCATCCTGCGCGTGTATAAACTCCAGGGCCGCTTCACCCAGCTCGAGTCTCGGTATTGCTCTTGTTCCTTGATATTCTGGCATTTTAAATCCCTCCTTTTAAAACCTAAGTTCCGTTAAACAAACAATCCCTCGATTACTTCCATGTCGTCGGTAGAAGCCTCCAACACCTTACCAACAACAGGACCCGCGACAACGCTTGAAACCTTTCCGTCGTCCGCACCGTAGAAGTCGCCTCCGGCACTGATAGCGTCCAGCGCAACCATTTTGAACGTGCGGCCTCTGGTTTTTAAATCAACGGTTATATGCTCGCCCTGGGCGGCTTTAGTTGCTGTGATACCTATGCACTCGTCGCCTGCGTCAGCATACTCAACCTGCGATCCACTTCCTGCGGAAAGCTTAACTCTGCGGTAAGCCTCTAAAGCTTCACCCGCGACAAACGCTTTTGAACCTATGTTATACTGTGACATTTTCGTCCTCCTTTTTTTATTGCTGTCTTTTTTCTGCAGTCTTCTGCAATGCTTCGGTCAGACTGCAGTTGTGTTTTTCCTTATATTCATTAGCCCTTTCAAGATGACTCTTTTTCTTTGGATCCTGGGGATCCTCGGGATTGTCCGGGCCAACGCCTTTAGTCGAAGAAGCTTTAAGACCTTCAAGCTGTTTATCCTGAAACTTGATGGTCGCCTGCTCTAAAGAGATTCCCTGTTCGACAGCTTCAAGAGCGGCAGAACCCATATCCTTAAACGTCTCTGCCTTCTTGAGTATCTCAACAGTTCTTTCTCTTTCGAGTTTTTGTCCTTCTTCAACACCTTGCTTTACACCTTCCTCGACACCCTGCTTGCGAATAGCGTCAAAGATATCCGCTCGCTGTTCCTTTAGTTTTTCTACTGTCAACTCTTCAAACATTTTGTCCACCTCCTTTTTCTTTAATACGGTTTTTACTGCTTTCTCATTCACTCTATACCTCTCCAAGAACGCAATCACGCTTCCAACAGCGTCCGGTTCCTGTAAGAATCTATCTAAAAAAGCTGTCATCTCGGCTGACGGCTTTACGCTTTCTGAGAAGAACGGCATCCCAAAAAGTCCATTGTTAGCCGCTGGGTCATCAACCACATCCACCGAGAATAAGTTCTTTACCCGAATAAACGGCGGCAGTTGATTTCCGTTCTCGTCTTTTTCCTCACGGCTTTCCTCATCCCAATAAATAACCATAGAAGACCCAAACGCGTTGGGGTCGCTTTCGGCAAGGTTCACAACATAACTCGCTAAATCTCCGTCAGGCGTCGAGTGCGCCGTCTTGTCAACATGCAGATCCGCGCGCACAATATCGCCGTCGCGTCTAAAATTCTTAACCCGGCCAAGAAACGTCCCAAGAGCAGTTGAACTCATGTTGGGATGACCAAAACGAGACTTAACTCCGAGCTTGGACTTATTGCCAAGCTCCACAACTCTATCTAATGCGGCATCGTCAAATTCCCCCCTTTCATCATGCGTTATTCCTTTGGTAACCACGGCAAAGCCGCTTATAACGTCTGTGTTCTTATCAACGCGAATATCTTTGCTTCGCGCTATATCGGTTCTGAAAAAGGTATTTTTATCTGGCATGTTTTTCTCCTGTTTTTTCTTCCACGCAGACAGTCAGGCTGTGGGGCATAGCCATACACTGTCTGTTTGAAACTTTAATCTTCTTTGTCTTCTTTTTCGTCTTTTTCGTCTTCATCTTCTTTGGTTTCTTCTTTCTCTTTTGCGCTTCCGTTGTTCTGGGGCAGGCCCAGCTCGGTCATCTTGTCAAGCTCGCGTTTTCTCTGCTCAAAACTTTCTTCCCAGTCCTTGCCTTGAGCCGAATACAGGTCTGAATGAGTAACTATGCCGTTTTTAAGTCCGACTTCCGCGGCTTTGGCTTCTTTCAGCGGATCAACCCATTCCCAGCCCGGCGCTATCCAAGAAGCTCCGGTCCACCAGCGTCTTTTTTCATAAAAAGAAATCGATCCCAGTTCACCCTTTAAATAGGCTTCTTCCAAAACCATAGCCCACACAGGCTGGCAAAGTTTTCGCGACAACCATTCTTGTTTGACTTTAAAATATCTACGAGCTTCCAAAAGAGCCGCCCGCGCGCTTGAGTAATTGGTCTTTGAGAAATCCTTGGCAACCAGCTCATACGGCAGGCCCAAGGCCGCTGAAATAGCTCTTAAAATTCGTTCCACAAACGGCTCGAATGTCGCTCCCGGACGTTGAGGATTAAACGAGGTAATCGATTCGCCCGGCATTAAGTGTTTGATCATCCCCGGCTCTAACGACTCGATTATTTGCCCGGATGCATTCTTCTCATATGCAGAATTAACTGCGACATCCATCGAGGCCTCAGAGGTTATAAAAAGAGAAAAGCAGGCCGCAATACGTGCGGCAACAAGCTCTGCCTCGGCGTACTCGGCTAAATCTTTAAAGTAGGTCAGAACAGGGGCAAAGAAAGGCACACCGCGTGTCTGGCCGCTTCTTAACACGTGGTAAAGATGAAAGACGTTTCTTCGGCCGTATTCGTTCTTTGCCGGTATCTCCATAAACTTTTTTTCCCTTTTGGAGTACCTGAAATCTCCCGGGTGGGTCTTTTGAATAAAATAGGAGACCGGTTCGCCATTTTCGCCAATCTTAACTCCGCTTCGTATAGACTTATCGCTTCGTTTGTCAGGCGGCGTCTCTAATCTATCCGACTCTATAACCTGAAGAGCTAAAGAGTAAGGCCTGTCGCTGTCCTTAAGCATAAGAGGAACGATAATCGCTTCGCCGTTTTCTAAAATCTGGCGGTCAACCAACTGCTGAATCTCGTAGAAGTCCATACGCTCACCAGCATCAGAATAAGGGAGCCATCTTTTCCAAGCTCGCTCGGTTTTCTTTTGAAAGTTGGCCGCTGACTTGTTGCTTATGCCAAGAACCTCTTTGTCGACTCTTGACTGCGGCCTGATGCCGGTGCCGATGACATTGGTGGTCATAGTTGAAGTAATGCCGGAAGCGTGCGCGTCGTTGCGGTTTAAATCACGAGAGCGTTCGCGCATTTCGGCAAGTTCGGGAAGCAGAGCTTCGTCCGCTGATCCGCCGCGGGGCAACCATGACGAATGCATACGGTCGCGTCTCGCTCCTTTGTAGGCGCCGAACTTCTGCGAGATGTTGATTGCCTCACGGTACATTCTTCGTTTAAACCCAGCTCGAGGGGAGAAGAAAGAAACGACATTATCTATGCCGTTGGAAAATTTTTCTGACAATTTAGTTTTCATTTCGGATTATCGAATTTCGCGTACGTGGTCGTGTCTTTACCCGCCGTAATTTCTCTACGTAGTTGATCGCGCAGTTTTAAAAGTTCGCTTAAACTTATATACTGAATATTCCTGCCGCCGATTGAATACGACTGAACCGCTCCACCAGTCATTTTCGTGTTTATAGCGGTATCGAGATTGTCAAGCATCTCTTGTTTTGTGGGCGCCACGAAAAACTCCTTTTTTTCCCAATAAAAAAGCCCGTTCCAGCTGGTGCACCAGAACGAGCTTTTATTATTTATTGGGAGCGCTTTTTAAGGTTGATCAGACCTCTTGCGCTATAACCTTATATTACTCAAAATAATACTTACTTTCAAATAGTCGGTACAACATATTTGTACACGTCATTCTTCGTAATCTTTCTCAATCGACTTAAAACGATAGCCGCATTTTCTGCAATAGTGATATCTCGCCGGAAGACGATGGGCGTAGCACCTGACCTTTTTGCTGTGGCAACGAGGACAGCGAAGAGGAATAAAAGTAACGCCGTACGCTTCGCCGCCTGTTGAATCGTCATCTGGTTGTTTTTTAATATTGTCAGCGTCATTTTTTAACCAATTGCTTTTTTTCTCAAGCCATTTACTCATATTAAAGCCAGCTTCCGTCGCGTTTTTTAATCCAGTCTTTGCGGGAGTTGTCTTGATTGATTATTCGCTGATGCACTTTGACTGCATCGTCTTTTCTGATGTTCAAGGCCCTGATAATATCCGCCGCGGCCACAGCGTAAACCTCGGCGTCAAGATAGTGATTCGCTATCGCGTCTTTTTTCTTTTTCCAAACCTCCTTGGCGCGGCCGGTGTTTCTATTGCGCACCAAAACTTTATGCTCCGAAGTAAACTGCGTTAAATATTCTTCGGTGTGATTTTGAAAAATATGCCATTTACAAGGATCCCGCGTAGTCACCAAACGATTGATTTTGTCTTTGTACTGACTGACGTTTAAGTTCCACAAAACCAAACCGCCCCGGATAACGCTTCCAGTTCTTGAATTGATGTCAATCTTCGAGGCCCGATAGAAGCGGCCGCCGGTGATTTCTTCCTGTCCTTTAATGGCTTTTGTTTTATCCGCCCACTGACGGCAGAAGCTATACACCTCGTCCGTGCGGTATCCCGAATCGATACAGCTCATGTATACCGGCAGAGTTTCGCCGCTGGATAATCTTTTGTATTCTGTTTTGAAAAGAACGTCCACAATATCTTCCCAATACTCGACGCGGTCCGCGCGGATAAGCCACGATTCCTCGTAATACCCCCAACCGCGAATCACATAATAAAAATGGTCTTTTTGAACATCAACGCCAGCGGTCAAAACGATCACATCATCAGGCACGACGCCTTGATCATAATCTCTGGACAGGGATTTTATTTTATCAACCGTGGTTTCTTCAATTTTTTCTTCCCAGACTTCGGCAAGCCACGAATTGACAAAGTTCATCAACAGCTCGATATAATCTTTTGACTTTAAGAACTCCGCGGCGATATCGCTCCAAGTAAGCCAAGGGGAATAGAGGGAGTTAATCGAAAATCCCCGGTGTTTACTTTTAACGATGTTCGCCGAAACGCTTCCATCGTCGTCAATCTCGGCGTCTTCCGGAACCCACTTGCCCTTAAGCAGTATTTTGTTTTTCTGATAATCTTTTATGCGTTTATTACAGTGACAGCATTCATACCACGCAAGACGTTCGTTTTTAATGCGTTCGGTGGATTTTTCTTTTTTAGGCCATTTGATCTGGCCGAACAAGAGAACTTGATGTTTGCCGCAGTACGGACATGGCACATAATAGCGGCTTCGGTCCGACTTTTCGTATTCTCTGAAGACATATCCGTCCCTTGTGGTAGGCGTGGATACTTTAATAGTCTTCTTGTTCCAGAACGTCTTTTGCCGCTCGCTGGCCAGCTTGATCGGGTCGGCTTCGCGGCCCGAGAACTTAGGGTATTTGTCAATCTCATCCAAGAAGAGATAGCGAATAGGCCGGGACGCAAGATCGGCTGGCGAATTCGATCCAGCAAAATATAGAATCATTCTGTCTAGGTGGTATTCGAGTCTTGTTATATCATCAGAAAGTCTTGGTAAATGCTTGCATAGAGAATAAGAGCCTTCAATCATAGGCAGTACCCGGTTGCAGGAAACGCTTCTCGCGTCACTCTCACGCGGCAGAACCACAAGCGTCGGGCCCGGATCTTGATCGATAATAAACCCCAGCATATTGAACATAGCCTCGGTCTTGCCGACTTGAGAAGCGGCCATAACCGTTACTTCTTCAATAAAAGGATCAGTGAATGCGTCCATAATGCCTTTAAGATAAGGCGTCCTCGAAGTTTTCCATCGACCCGGTTCGGCCGACGTAATCGGATTAAGATAACGAAAACGATCAGCCCACTGGCTTACTGTTATCTTTTCCGGACGTTTCCACGCCTGTTTTTCCTCCGGCGTCCAAATCTTTCTGTCTTGTTTTTTTGTGATCATTTCTTACTCCCGCAAATTCGTCTATAATTTCACTGATCGCTTCGTACAGCTCGACTTCAATCTCGCGCGGTTCTTTCATGGCCAAAACCGGAGCCAGCCTTGTCGGCAGGGCAAGAAAGGTTCGCTTAACCGCAATGATCCTCGCAATTCTTCCTTTTTCAACTTCGTCCCGCGGCAAAAGCTCTCCGGTGACTCTTTTAAGTTCCAGCTCAAGCAAAGACGCTTTATATTTCCTGAGCTTGGTCTCCCAATAAATCTTGCCTTCGATTTCTTCATCAGCGTTAGCGGCTTTTCCGTCATACCATTTTTTGATTTCTTCCAAATCGTAAAATCCGTCTTTTGTAACAGGCATACCGTCGCGCTTCCATCTGTAGACCGTGCGCCAATTAACTTCCATGATCTTGGCAACTTCCTCAATGGTCTTCACAATGGCGTCTCCAAGCGGTTCGGCTTCAAAATCTTCAAGTTCTTTTATTTCCTGTTTAGACAGAGCGGTACCGCTGTGCAGTTTTTCGATTAAATGCAGGTATCGTTTCTTGCGGGCAATCTCCGCTAAATTCTGATTCTGTTCCGTCACTTAGGTTCCTCCAATACAGCCTTCTTGCCTGAAAACTCTTCCCAACGTCTAACTGAGACATCGCAGAATACAGGCTCAATCTCCATTGCAAAAACGCGTCTGTTGAGACGCTCCCCAGCAATAATCTGCGAACCTGAACCGCAAAACGGCTCATAGCAGATCTCACCGGACGAAGTATGTACCCTCATAGGAATGGCAAACACCTCTGTAGGCTTAACCGTTGGGTGGTTGATTCCGGTGTTTCTTTTTTTACCTTCCCAATCCAGCTCCCAAAGGTCCGTGTAGTATTCAGGCTTTGTGGGATCGCCTGACCTGATCAAATCAATAGTCCAGACACTTCCGATTGATTTGTTTTTAGGTTTATACGGCGGTTTGTTTCCGCGCACCCACATAAGAAGACACGGCTCGTGCCGCCACGAATAAAACGAATAGGTGAGAATAGCGCAGGGCTTCACCCAAATAATCTGCTGATGAATAAGCAGTTTTAACTCATCGCAGACCTCTTCAATCATTGCTTTACGCTTTGAAGCATGCCACAAATACAGGGCTGAGTTGTCTTTTATGTGCTTTAACCCCACTTTATAAAATGATTTTATAAATTCTTTTGCGTCTGGGATGTCGACTTCGTGATACACCTCAGACCAGTCTTTTCCGCCAGTCGGTCTGTCGGCTCCGGTATAGTCAACGCAATAGGGCGGATCCGTGGCAAACAGACTTGCCTTATGACCAGCCATAAGCCTTGCGACATCTTGATCTTTGGTAGAATCGCCGCACAAAAGCCGGTGCTCTCCCAGTATCCACAGATCGCCTTTTTTAGTGATAGGCTTTTCCGGCGGCTCCGGAATGTCATCAGGCAGTGTTTTGCCCACACCTGTGTTTTCAGTCTCAAACTCCGCAACTTCATCCCTTAGCTCCTTCATGCGAAGCGCCACATAGTCGTCCGCGGCTTCAGTGCGAAGCTTCTCCAAAAGGGGAATAATAGCCTCTGTCCACGATCCCACGATCTGCTGAGAGTTGAGAGTAAGGTTCATGGCCATTTCGGACACCTCGTCAAGATCAACCATGATCGCGGTGACGTTCTCAACGCCCTCCTGCTGTAAAATCTTATACCTCTGATGCCCCGAGATAATCCTCATATTGCGTTTATTGACTACCAATAGATCCACCAGCCCGAACTTTTCAAGCGACTGTCTAAGACCCGCAAGAGCCGCATCTGTGATCTCTCTTGGATTGTAGGGAGCCGGTTTGATTACTGACATTTTGACATCACAAATGTCAGGTTTTACATTGATTTTTGCCATTTTAGCCTCCTTTTGACCATAAGTAAAAACTCCGTAATCCCTTGATTTACCTCGTGTTTCGAGCAGGTTGCCCCAAGGTTGCCCTTTTTCTTAGCTGTCCAACCTAATTGACCCTGACATCGAATTTTCAACCCAAAATCACTGACCAAGTGCGCCTCACCTGACCCTCGGCCCAAGCCCCCTCCGGAAGGACCCATTATTTGTTCTGTCCTGCCATCTGTCTCAATATATCCGCCATCTTGCCGATGCCTTCCTTCTTGAATTTATTACTCTGCTCGACATTCGCCCGAGCAAAATAAGCCGAGCTTTCCATCTTAAGCACTTTGATAAACCAGGGGTAAGGCTGGCTAATCCTGCCCTTGTCCTTCTGATACTGCTGGCAGATCTTGATCAAAACCTCATCCGGTATATTCTCCTTCTTGTGCCATTTAGCGTCTTTCTTGAATTTATTAATAAGCTGGTAGATATTGAATCCCTGCTTATAAACAGAATCTAAGAGTTTTTGAGTCTTTTCAGAAACAGCGGAAGCTGGCGAAGCCTGTTTACTAACTATCTCTTTCCCATTCTCTTTCCCATCCCCATCCCCATTCCCAACTGAGATATTCGTAGCGTAACGGTTATTTAACGGTTGCTTAACGGTTAAAAGCTCTTTAGGTGGGGGTGGGATATCACTGTCCCGCTCTGTCTTGTGGGGTTTTTGATGTTTTTGCCAGTTGATTATCTGATAATATTTCTCGCCGTCGATTTCATAACGGACTATAAACGGTCTTTTACCGTTCTTCTTGTGATGAGCCAAGAGCCGCATTATTTCTTCGGCATTGACCTCATCATAGGGCATGATTTCTATCTTAAGCCGCTCCGGTCTGTCTTCACCGCGCCCCTCTCGATCAGCCTGAATCCATAAGCCCTGATAAAATAACCTTGCCTCAAAGGACAATTCTTTTATATCTTCATCTTTAAAAAAATCCGGTTTTAAGTATCTTATTCTTGCCATAGTTTCTCATTGCGCCTTCACAAACTCATACCAGGCCATGTTGCCTTTCAAATTCCGTAGGATGCACTCATTCTTATCTAGCTTACGAAGCTTGCCTTCTTGAACAAAATCCCTAACCGTTCTGTCGGCCCGCAAATAGTAATTCTTGGTTCCATAAGCTATCACGTCTGCCTTTGAGAAAGTTCCCTTCTGCCTGCACCATGTTAATAACTCTTTCTTTTTATTGCTCATTGTTCACCCTCCTGCGCTTGCTCTTTTTGCAATTCGCCTCTAAGAGCCTCATGCGGTTATACCAGCTGAGCCGCTTATAGAGTTTCTTTAGTCCTCGAGTGACCTTCATCTCTTACCCTTTCTACCGTGAATGACTGCTCTCCATACTCTTTGATAAGAAGCCCGGTAAAAACCTCTGCAATATGTTCACCAACCGGACTTGAGACATCAATAACAACCTTGTTGTCTGCCGCAACGTAGGCCGCATTGAGCCTGACCTTTGCCTGGCCAAATGTGCATTCAGCGGAAATAACCGCAAAGGCAATTTTTTCCTCTACCTGTTCACGGTGTAATTTTTTATTGAGCTTGAACCTGCAAACTTGCATCTACTTCTCCTCCTCAAGGCGTATATTCCGGAAAGTTCCCGAAAGTGTCGGAATTTTTTTTCAATCGAGATACTCGTTAAGTTTCTCCTGCTGGAATATGGCTTTAATACGCTTAATGTCTTCGTAGAGAGTTCCCCGAGGAATCTTAAGCGCTTCACTTGCCTCCTTAATGTTTAAGCCCTCTTCGCCTAAAAGGCGGCATAGCTCCTGTTGTTTCGGGGTTAGTTTTTGGATGCTTTTGGAAAGATCGATTTTGAGGTCCGAGCTGATATGCAGATTTGAGATATGGCCTGCGTTTTCTGGGAGCTGATCTAAATAGGTGGGCGAGTCCTCTTCATCCGAAATCGACTCGTTTAATGACACACAATTACTCGATACTTTGCGCTTATGTGCGGTAAGTTTTGCAACTAATCGCTGGAGCTTATGCTCCAGAACCCGGGACATAAACGTTCGTATATTTGCCCCTGCGGAAGGATCGTAATCATCTTTTGAAAAGTGCCAGTAGGTTAGGCATTCCTGAAGAAGATCGTCGAAACCTTCCAACTCTAAGCATTTCCACTGCTTTCTGAACCGCTCAATTACATTTTTTGCTACTCCAATTTCCCAGTCTTCAAATAGACTTTCGTACCTTGGACTCATCATGAGACACCTCCTCTTTTTTTGGTGGTGTCTCAAGCAAGCCCCTGATAAGAATACTTTTTTAAACAGTAGGAGTAAATCACGGAGGGCTCCGTGATTTAAGTTTTCTGACGAGGTTTAGCTTTAGATAAATCGGTAAGACCGAGTAACTCATCCTGTGTCGGTTCACGCCGAATGATTCCAGCAATCACCTGCGTAATGGCTTTTACCAGCACCTCACCCCGCGTTCTTTGCTCGGTTAGGTTGCGTGGTCGATCGGTATAAACCGCAGAGATTCGGTCTCCAAAGCGTTTTTGAAATTGACTCACTAATGGCTTGCCCATTGGCATTCACCCCCAAGCGTATATTCCGGAAATATGAAAAAAGTGTCGGAAAAAACCGACATAAATTCAAAAAAACCGGAATATACAATTAAGCCCGCCTAAAAGCTGGCGGGCTTAATATCGCTTGACTTGTCCAATGAATTGTTATAGGGGTTGTTGTGAAAGGAGAGCCAATAATACTATGATAGTACCCGCTGAAAACAAAGATAGAAAACGATTCATTATTTACACCAGATGCTCAACTGACGATCAGGCCCAGGGCGACTTCACAACCCTTGATGCCCAGGCTCACCACTGCAAGAACATGCTTGATGCGTTCGGTTATGAAATTGCTAATTTCGGGAACAAAGGGATTGTGAATGAGGATGGATATTCGGGGAAGGATTTAAACCGACCGGGTATTCAGTCGATTCTGAAAGACATCCGATCAAAAAAGTCATTCGATGGTATCATATTTTTTAGACTTGATCGCCTGACAAGAAATCCTCGTGACCTCTACGCTATGATTGACCTGTTTAAGGAACACGAGGTTAACTTCTTATCTGTGCGTGAAAATCTGGACAGCTCAACCGCCATAGGGCGTGTGGTTATTGGCATCATCGGGTTGTTATCTGCTTTTGAACGTGAACTCACCGGAGAGCGTGTCAAGGCATCGGCAATTGCCCGGGCAAGACAAGGCAAATGGGTTGCAGGTAATCCCCCTTACGGATATAAACTAGTCAAAAACGGCGATCCTCTTCCCAACGGTAGACAACCGCACCGGATTGAAATTGATAAGACAATCGCACAAAGCATTAAACTCATCTTTGAACTGGCCGCTAAAAATAAGACCTTAAGTGAAATAGGCCATATACTCATACAGAATAAAGTCCCGACATCTAAAAGCATGGTCTGGCGAAAACAAACAATTGCCAAAATTATCAAAAATACCTTCTATAAAGGCATGATTTCTTATTCCGGCGAGATAAACAAAGGCAACCACACCGGAATCGTTGATGAAGACCTATGGAAAAAAGCTAACCGGGTAATCTCAGCAAACCTTCCCGGACACAGATTCATAAAAGTACCTAAAGACTACAGTAATCGACTAAAGGGAATATTAAAGTGTGGGAAATGCGGGAGTTTCTTTGTCTCGACTATAGCTCATAGCCATACCGGAAAAACTTTTTATTACTATGAGTGCAGTCGGGCGAGACAAAAGCTCGGGTGTGATACCAAGCGGATATCCGCTACGGCATTTGATGAAGCGGTAATTGCTTTCTTTAGGCGGGCATCAAAAGACCAGGAAATTATCGTGAAAGCGATGGGGAATGCGATTAAAGATAATACGACCAAACTGGAAGTCTATGATAAGGAAATCCGGATATTGCAAAAGAAACTTGCCAAAGCCAAAGCATCCGCAGAAAAACTATTAAACCTTGCCATTGAAAAGACGATCACAAAAGGCGTTACCTACTCTGAAAAGATGGACGCTTTTGAAAAAGAACTCACCATATTGGAAGATAAATTGTCTAAGGTTGAGGCACATAGACGAGTCACTGATATATCGATGCATTCCAGTCAATATTTGTATTCAAATCTTAGATTTGCCATGGAGCATCTGGACGAGGCCCCGCCTGAGGCTCAAAATAACCTGCTAAGAGCCCTGATCAAAGCCATAGACGTCCACGACGACCACGTAATAATGCGGATGTATGTGGGAGAACCCTTTGAAGAAATTGCCTGCCAAATAGACCCAGAAAAAAAGAAAACCCTGCCCGGTACTGATAACAGTACAGGACAGGGTTCTCCTGAGCGTCCACAATGGCGGAGAGGCAGGGATTTGAACCCTGGGTACCCTTGCGAGTACTCCTGCTCTCCAAGCAGGTGCACTAAACCACTATGCGACCCCTCCGCGGAATGAACGGTACTATATGATTGTAACTAACGATATAAAAATAATTATTTTCCGGTACTATCGGCTGGGGCGCTTTCTCCCCTTACTCCTAGTGCAGGCCTTGGCAATCCGATTTTGCTCTGTAAGCCAGTAGCATTCTTTTCTGCTGCTGTATTTTTGGGGCGTTCTCTCGCTGGTCGCGTTGTAGAACGCATGGTCGACCTTTGAGACCTTTTAATAGCTTTCTGAATAGTTGTAACAGTATCCATTAAGTTAAAGATAGATAGCATAATACTAAACGCGATCATTATTATGCCAATGGCGTATCCGCCATATTTATAAAGCGTTGCATTATCTTTGGACGCCTTTACGCAAATTATATAGCCTATACCAAGAGATAATAAAAGTAACCCCCAGCCTCCATAATTTATGCCTGCATACATACGAATTCCCTCCCATGAGCATTCCCGGGTCAATTCAAACCGAGAATGCGTA